AAATACTATCTAGACTTCGAGGAAGAATGGAAACCCAGTCGAGACGGTATTACCATGCCCATTGATTTCACAAATACTAGGAATCTACTTGCAGGAATGCTTGAAATAGTTTCCCTTGCTGAAAGTAAGGAAGTTATTGAAAAAGAATTTAAAGATGTCCTAGACCAAATTTACCTCACCTAAAAATAGTTCTTGACATTTGGTTTAAAACTTAGTATAATATATCTATGATTATTAAAGGTAGTATGAATTATGACCAATTCGGTCGCAAACTCAAAAGAAAAGGAAAGCTCCGTTCGTCTAGTCAGGTCAGGACGACTGCCTGTCGAGCAGTTAGCAAGGGTTCAAATCCCTTACGGAGCGCCAAGAAACCTTGCTCTACAAAAGAGGAGTTTCTTGAAAGACTTAAATCAATATCGAGTAATTCTACATCAAAAACAGATTGGAAACTTGAAGAAAGTAAAAAACATACTGTGGCTCCAGCATACAACAAAGGAGCCTATCAAGTTATACCTAAAAATGAAATAAAGGACATAGGAAGATGAGTTATAATCCCACAACAGAACTCGAAGCATTTATCAATAGAGCTAGAATAGCATACTACAATGGTATGCCTTTAATACCTGATGAATTATATGATGTATTAGAAAAGCGTTCAGGTTTGATAGAAGATATTGGACATGAACTTGAGCCAAGAGATTCTAGATTTAAACACTTATACCCTATGTATTCTTTACAAAAAGTCTATGAAGGAGATAAGCCTCCCAACTATGGAAGACACCCTGTAGTAGTTACCCCTAAGCTAGATGGTGCTGCAGTAGCTTTAACATACTTAAATGGAAAGCTAAATCAAGCATTAACTAGAGGAGATGGTAAAGCAGGACTAGATTGTACTCCACAAATGAGAGAATTATTACAATTCGATTTACCCGAAGAAGCCACAGCAATACCTATTCAAATAACAGGAGAGTTAGTGGCTCCTAAAACAATTCCTAATGCAAGAAATTATGCAGCAGGAGCATTAAATTTAAAATCTTTATTTCAGTTCAAAGAAAGACAAGTATTCTTTATAGCATATGGAATACAACCCTACTTAGAGGAGTCTTATACTGATAATTTAATAAAACTTAATGAGTGGGGATTTGAAACCTGTATAGATAGTCCTTATTTAGAGTTTCCTCATGATGGCGAGGTATTCAGAGTAGATAGTAATAATTACTTTGAAGAACTTGGTTACACATCAAAACACCCAAGAGGAGCTTTTGCTCTAAAAGAAAAGCCTGATGGCATAGTAACAAAACTATTAGATGTACTATGGCAAGTAGGAAAAAGTGGTGCAATATCGCCAGTGGCTGTACTAGAGCCAATAAATATCGATGGCGCTATAGTATCAAGAGCAACTTTACATAATAGTGCAGTAATTGAAGGTCTTGGACTAGAGATAGGCTGTACAGTAGAGGTTATAAGGGCAGGGGGAATTATTCCCCAAGTAATATCACGAGTGGATTAATTATGAAATTTAACTACAAAGTAAAGGTTGAGTTTAAAGACAAACCTGTATCGGCAGAATATACTTTTGAAAGACTAAGCGATGCTTTAGACTTTCAGTATAGAGTGTCAAATATGAATGAATGTAATTTTAGTTTAGTAGCAGAAGAAGAAAGTGAGCAAAGACAGATTTGAAAATACTTATCGCCCTCTTCCAGACATTGTACACTTAGACTACTCGCCCATTGAGGGTATGGGAGTATTTGCTAAGTTTGATTTAGATGCGAAGATATTTATAGGCATCACTCATATTGCGCCTCGCAAAGAAGATTTACCTAGACAAAGAACTCCACTTGGAGGTTTCATTAATCATAGTGATACTCCTAACTGTTTTATAGTAGTAGAACCCGAATGGTCAAGAATGTACACAGTACGACCTATAATGCAGGGAGAAGAATTAACAGTTTATTATACAGGATATTAAATGAAAAAATTAAAATTTATTTACATTTGTATGTTTATTTATTTATTTGGATTCGCTATAGTAGCGTGTTCATCAGTACAAGGAAGTTGGGGAGCAAAACAGAGCACAAATCTTTGTTTTTTCAATGTAAAAGGAAACCCTATCTGTCAAGAACCAATTAGAGGCACTATGCTTTGTGGTACTACAGAAGCTGGGCAGAAAGTTTGTGTTGATATGAAACCTGCTTCAACTTACTAATGGCTGGAGGAATATATAACGCTACTTACTTCAAAAACTATCCCGAAGAATGTGATAGAGAAGGAGTGCTGTATGGAGTTATTCTAGTAAATAAAGAAACATTTGAAAGAGAATGTATTAAAGTTGGTATTGCTAGTGGAAAAGACTGGCGTCATGTCGTAAAGAGAAGTAGAGGCTTTAGAGGATATGATTTAAGAATACAACGAACTTACCACTCTACCCTATTCCATGTGTGGCAAATTGAGCAATTGCTACATGAAAAATTTAAACACGATAGTTATCAGCCTAAAATCAAATTTGGTGGACATACAGAGTGTTTTAAAATTTCTTCGCTCATTCTTCGGGACTTCCCGAAAAATAGTTCTTGACAAATCATGTCCGATTTGTTATAATATATTAATATAAAAATTGGAGAAGAAAGAATTGAGAGAAATAGTTCCACCCACACATTGTCCTGCCTGTAGCGCAGAACTTGTATGGCAGAAGGATATACTATACTGCATGAATAAAAACGAATGTCCTGCTCAATCTACTAAAAAAGTTGAGCATTTTGCAAAAACTTTAAAGATTAAAGGACTCGGACCAGCAGCTATAGAAAGACTCGACTTGTTCTCAATCTCTGATATTTATAATCTAACCGAACAAGATTTGATAGAGGGGTTGGGTTCAGAGAAATTAGGTACGAAGTTACACGCAGAAATTGAAAAGAGTAAGACTGCCGACCTAATCACTCTCTTACCAGCTTTTTCGATACCGCTGATAGGTCAAAGCGCTTCAAACAAGTTTAGAAATAAAATTTCGACTATTAGCGAGATAACCCTAGAAAAATGTAACGAAGTTGGTCTGGGGCCTAAAGCGGCGTCGAACCTTGTTAGTTGGTTAGAAAACACTTTTCATTCCGAAAAGTTTTACGAGTTGCCGTTTTCATTTACTTGTGAGATAACCTTTACTGAAGAAAAAAGTAAAGGTACAGTATGTATCACAGGGAAATTAAAGTCTTACAAGACTAAAGCGATTGCACAGCAAATTTTAATGCAAAACGGATTTGATGTAAAGGACAATCTCACAAAAGATGTTAATTACTTGCTAAACGAAAGTGGAATCGAAAGTGCAAAAACACAGAAGGCTCATTCAATGGGCATAACAGTATATAACAATATAAAACAATTATTAAACACGGAGAATAATCATGGCACTACCTAAGTGGACAGATGAAAGAACTGCTGAGTTAGAAAACTTTGTAGGTTCTGAAAGCCCCGTTACTCAAGCTACAGTTGCTGAAGCAGCTGAGCAATTAGAAACTTCTACAAGAAGTGTTTCTTCTAAATTGAGAAAAATGGGATATGATGTTGAATTAGCTTCAGCATCTGCGAGTAAATCTTTTAGCCAAGAGCAAGAAGATACTTTAAGAAACTTTGTAACTGACAATTCTGGAAGTTACACTTATGCAGAAATTGCTTCTAACTTTGAAGGCGGAGCATTTTCAGCAAAATCAATTCAAGGTAAGATTCTATCTATGGAACTTACTGGTCATGTAAAACCTGCTCCTAAGCAAGAAACAGTAAGAACTTACACTCCTGAAGAGGAAGAGACTTTTGTTTCTATGGTTAACGATGGTTCCTTTGTTGAAGAAATTGCAGACGCTTTAGGCAAATCTGTAAATTCTATCAGAGGAAAAGCGTTATCTTTACTTAGAAGTGGAGACATTGACGGAATACCAAAGCAAAAAGAAACTAAAGGTTCTAGCAAAGCTGATGTCTTGGCTGACCTTGATATTGCAGGTATGACTGTTGAAGAAATAGCTGACGAAATTGGCAAGACTGTAAGAGGCGTGAAAACAATGTTGACCAGAAGAGGTCTTCAATGTGCTAATTACAATGGAGCTGCTAAAAAAGAAATCGGTTAATTAGCAATGTTTAAGTAAGGGAGTTCGCTCCCTTACTTATTCTTGGGAGAGATAAGTGAATATTGCTAGTGCTTTACTAAAACAAATTATTGTTGAAAACGACTTTGACACTTGGTCAGGGCTCAAAGATATTTATCTTCCGAGCGAGTATCAAGGGATTTATCGTGCCCTAAGCAAACATATTGACACATATCAAGAACTTCCTAGTCTGGAAGAATTTAAAACAGGATTAAGAGATAGAAGTCTACAAGAAAAAGTAGTTGCTATGGAATTAGTCGAAGTAGATGTTTCTGCTGACCTGTTATTAGATTATCTCAAGAATGAATTTACCCAAAGTGAAATACTAAACGAATTAGATGAATTTGTTGATAGTACAGTAGCTATTGCAACAGCAGAAGAAAGTATAGAAGGACTACAAGAAATAGTTCTAAAGGTAAGTGATAAAGTAGATGTTAAGCCACCTGAAGAAAGTATGCAGGCTATCAATCTTTTTGAAGATGATACTGAACTCTCTAGGTATTTACCTTTAGGATTAAATAGTGAATATGATTCACAAATACAATTCTCTCCCAAAGACTTGGTGCTTGTGGGAGGCAGACGAGGTGCTGGTAAGTCTGTGACTTGTTGTAATTTAGCAAGTACAGTTTATGACTCAGGTCGTTCTGCTATTTACTTTACTATTGAGATGGATAGTAGACAAATTCTTCAAAGAGTTTGTTCTATCTCAACTGGTGTACCTCTTAAGAGATTACGCAGTAAAAATCTTTCTAGTGAAGAATGGAATCTAGTTGGAGGTTGGTGGGCAGGTCGTTTTCAAGAAAGCGACCAAGCCCTCCATGAATTTGAACGAGATAGAGACTTTGAAAAATTTCACACTTCTCTCTCAAAACTCAAACTAGATGAAGAAAGGCAGATAGATGTAGTTTATGACCCAGCACTTAGTTTATCGAGAATGCAGTCTGAACTTGATAAAAAAGTGAAGTCTCTCGATGTTGGAATAATCGTAGTAGATTATCTCAACCAAGTCCGCCGACACAATGTGCCAAGTCGCTCGGGACAGTATGATTGGACAGAGCAAATAGAAGTTAGTAAACGATTGAAAATATTTGCTCAAGACTATGAAACATTAGTCTTTGCGCCTTACCAAACTGATGCGAGTGGGGAAGCAAGATTTGCAAAAGGAATATTAGATGCAGCCGATGCAGCTTACTCATTAGAAACATGGGAACAAGAAGATAGATGTATGACATTTAATTGTGTTAAAATGCGAAGTAATGTAATGTCTAGTTTCTCGTCTGAAGTTGATTGGGAAACTTTGAAGATTGGTCCGCACTCTGCACTTAGTCCTAAAGAAAGAGAAGCAGTAGAAAAGTCAATGAAAACTGGAGAGGCAGTAGACGACTTATGATATGGTATACAGAAAAACAATTAGAAACAGCTTGGAAAACATATTTCAAAGTATGTAATGAGAATATGATTACCCCTCTAACGATAGATGATTTTAGACCCATTTACGAACAAATATGTGCACAAGCTATGGGAGTAGAAGATGAAATTCAATGAACTTAAAAAAGAAAAAGAGCAGGGAAATATTGATGAATGTAGATGGTGTCAAGAACAAGACCCAGAAACAGACAGAAAGATTCATTACAAGTGCTGGATTAGATAATGGCACACGATAGAATCGACCCAAGAGAAGCTCGTAGCATATGGTTTCCTAAATTTACTGTTGAAAACATGACAGCTAGTGAACTATTAAATAAAGAAATCAATCAGTTAGAGCTTACAAACAGAGTTCCTGTAAATACACCACTTCTTGCAAGTGTAGAAAGAGAAGGGTTTAAAAACCCTTTTCTTTGTATGAATAATTATTGGTGTATTGCAGGCTCACAAAGATTAAGAGTAGCCCATGCAATACGAGAAGAAAATCCTTCTTGGGACGCACTAGTTACAGTATATAAATTACTTGAGCATCCTTGGGAGCCTCTACATTTATGGCATCAAGACCAGCTTGTTGCTATTTACTTTCAAATGTTAGAATTAGTATTTAAAAGCTTATATTACCCTTATGATACTGATGATGAAGGTAATGATATGATTTGGTACGAAGAATTAGGAGATAGATTAGAAGGTTGGAACGTAAAACCTTTTTCTACAGAAGAAAATGACACAGAAGATTAAAATAACAGGATATCATTGGGGTGGAGAGTTCACTATGGGCTCTATTGAAAAAGAACTATATGATAAATTAAAAGTATCTGATGATATGTATGAAACCTTACAAGAAGAAGAAATTGAATGGTTTGAAGTTGATGATATAGTACATATCTACGGCTGTTTTGCAGAAGAAATATATGCAGAGATAGATGACGAAGAACAAGAGATACCGATACAAATAATTGGTAGTAGAGAACAAGGAACAATGCTAGAACACAGTCATATAGATAAAACGGAATGGAAAAGACCAGAGCATTTAGTTCTTGCTTGTATTTCAGAAGAAAAAGGTGGTTTTCAATTTTGGGAAATTGAAGATGATAACTTTGATGAAAAAGAAGTATTCGTAACTACTATAGAAACTTATTTTGGAGAATTTATAGAAGATGTAATCTATAAGGGAGAAATACTTGAAGCCAACTATGATGACTCTAGCACAAATGGAAAGGCTTTCAATATGGAAGTTGGAGCCATAGATAA